GAAACGGATACGCTAAACTATGTACTTAAACATTTAAGTAAATAGTACTCTAATGATAAAGGTGGTTATAAACCTATTGTACTCTTATTACTATCCTTATTATACTTATATAGTGTCAGAATGACACTATATCAGTTAGATATTATTTATATAGAAGAGTTAACTAAACTCTTCTATGTTAGCTTATCTAAATAAGGAGGTGTAAGTGTAATGATATATTTAAAATCACACTGATGTAACTATTTTTTATAAGGATGATAAAATGTAATATTATGACGAAGATGATTATGACTACGATGAAGTAGAACGTAATGACTATGAGGAGCCTGATGAGGAAGATGAAGAAGTAGAAGAACCTAAAACGGCTAGAGATGAATTAGAAGACGCTAGAGTATCTTTAGGACGCATCCTAGGCTATTGTTCTACAGATACTAGAAACACAATAGTAGACGCACTAGAAAGTATAACGGCTGAAATACGTAATCTGCCTGATGACAGTGATGATAACTACTATTAAGTAAAATAATGATGTTGCTATAAGCAGAGTATAGGTATGGCCTTAATATAGTGCCATACCTATACTCGTTATATAGTTAATTTAGAATACTATAAATATATTAAAAAAGGATAAAGAAATGAGTAACAAACTAGTTGTTATAGGCGCTGGAGGTGGTGGTACCTCTGTAGTTGGTAAGGCTATTAAAGGTCTTGAAGGTATGGGAGATGGATTTAGTACTATTGAATACCATTTTATAGATACTAGTAAAAATAACTATGATATGATAGATCCTATAGGAGATTTCTATAAAGTAGAGAAACTAGCTAGTAATGATAAGAATATTATAAATGGAGCTGGAGGAGCCAGAAGCGTCGAGATGATTAAAGAGATCAATGCTAACGTTCCTATATTCTTAGATAAGATTAAACTTACTAAGAAAGAAACTAATACATTCGTATGTTTAGTATTCAGTGCTAGCGGTGGTTCTGGTAGTAACATCGGTATATTAATAGCAGAGTACTTAATGGACAAGAATATTCCTACATTTGCTCTAGTTATAGGCGATTCAGGAGATGCTCTTAAACTTAGAAATACTCAAGCTGTATTAGCAACACTGAATAAGAAAGCTACTGATAAAGGTAAATGTCTTATTACATACTATGTTAATAATGCGGAGATGGATGCTTCACAAACTAAAGGTGAATCTATAGCTAATGATAGATTTAAGAATGTAATGGGTATCATGTCTCTATTCCTATCTGGAGAAAATGAGTCTCTAGATTCTACAGATATGGCTAACTTTATTAACCAGCAAGATTATAAAGGTATTAAAACACCAGCTGGTCTATATAGCCTATCTGTACATACTGGTAATGGTGAGATTAAACTACCTAACTATTGTATACCTACAGTAGCTAGAACATTAACAGCACCTGGTAAAGATGTTGAGTTTGGTCTTAATGTATTACACCATAAGATAGGTACTGTGGCATCCGAAAATGCTTTAGCTCTATTTGGAGAGAAATCATTTCCATTGCATATAGTAGCATCTTCTGGTTTACTTAAAGAAGAGATAAGTAAACTATCAGAGCTTAATAGTGCATCTGCTAAACTACAAGATGAACTTAAAGCTACTATGATAGAAGCTCCTACTCATGCTGCTGAAGATGATGAAACAGGAATGTTCCTATAGTATAACTAGAGAGATACCAATATGGTATCTCTCTAGGTTTATATTATTTTAAAGTAAGAAATAAGTTGAATATTGCTTATAGAAAGGTTAATAAGTATATGTTAACTAATGAAACAAAGGATAGGTATGGTTTATTCATACCAGATGAAGTAGTAACTGTTCTTAATAGAAAGAATAAGCTTACTAAATCAGGTTATGTAGAGATTAACCTAGTAACACTATATATAATCGTACAAGAGATACTAGTAAACTTTGGATTTAATATAGAGTCTAAATATGATAAAGCTGACTATAACATATCACAAGCTGATATAGATAGAATAGCTACTGTATTAATCTATAGTAATGATATAGTACATCTTACATTAAGTCAATTCTTATTAGGTTGTAAGTCTAAAAGAGTTAATCTTAATATAGATACTAAAGTTAGTTTAAATATGTATTATAAAGATTATATTATAACTGTTAGTAGGAGTGAAATATGAACAAGAGGTTTAGTAATCCACTAGCTCTAGATGAGGTTAATAGATTTCGTATAGCTAAGAAGCATATTAAGTTTGTAGCAGAGATACCTATAGATGTTAGGTTAACTAAGATAGAGTCAGTACTTAGAGCAGCTAGAGCTTCTAGACAAGAGTTTGATAGAATAGAAGGTAATTTATCTCCTATCATCTGTAGTTGCTTTATGCTTATGGAGTATATTAGAAGCAGAGTAGCTGAAGAGTCTAATAGGTTCTTCTTAGAGCTCTATAGGAGATCTAGTTTTAATAAGAATGGCTGGTGTTTCTATCAGGTAGATAGAAATAAATCTATAGAAGAGCATTTAGAAGATAAATATCTAGATATATTAGATCCTAGTAGTAAGAGTTTAGTATTAAGATTACTAGATGACTATTGGGATAACTATATAGTACCTATATTACCATATATAGAAAATAACTTAATAGTATTCTCTATTAAGGATTTTGAGATCTATATATATACATTAGGAGAAATAGCTTCTTATAGGTATAAAGAGTCTTATTTAGATATATTACATATACCAGAGTTTTCTAATATACAAAATGGTATATGCTATATAGATTTTTAATAGAAAGGATATAGAGTTATGAATCATAAAGATGAAATAAGAGAATATCTAAACAATATGTCTAATCTATTAAGAACAGATGATGAACTTATGGGTACTCTAATGGAACTTGGTATAGCACCAGATGAAGCTAGAATATCTTCTAAGATTATAGCAGTTGATAGTAAACTAGGTGATGTTAGAGTAGATATATTAGTAAAAGATATGCTATGTCCTAAAGGTCTACCTATGATACCTAAAGAAGCTTTAGATGCTATAGGAGAAGTTATAGGTAGGTATATAGATTACAGGTTTACTTATAACTTTGGAACTGAATATACATCTGGCATACTTAGTAGAGCTATACTAAGAGAAGTATCTGAATATAGAAATCTTATAGAAGATAAGCATAGTATAAGATATTGGAGAGAGTATATAGAGAACTATAGAGATAACATATTAGAACCAATAGTAAGCTATCTAATAAGAAACTATATAGGACCTTCTGATAAACGTGCTACTATAGAGTTCTATAAAGCTGACTTTAAGCTATATGGTAGTTTAGTATTAAGATATTTAGTAAAGGTTAATTAAAAGCTATGGAAACTAAAGTATTAGATCTAACTAAATATAGACCAGCTATAACTAATAAGTTACTCTACGGTAGTGATCTAGAGTTATATCTAATAGAGCACTATAGTACTAATAAACTTAAACAAGCTAGTCTATATAACGAGTTAGTAGTAAGAGGTTTAGACTTTCTAATCGGTATAGGTTCTAAGAAAGATCCTATACAGCTATTTGAACTTATTAAAGAAGATGATTTTAATAATAAGTTTATTACATTAACAGACTGGTTAGAACATCAGATTAATCTAGTATTCGATATAGATTATAAAGAAGTTAATGTAACTAGATTAGATAGTAGTAACGATAAGTTAGTATTGGAGCTAACTAAGGAGTAGAATATGAGAATAGGTAGCTTACTACCATCTGATATACTATCGGTTAAAGTTAAAGAGCTTATAGATAGAGGAGTTAAGATAGGTCTACATCACGTAGACCTATCTAATTTTTATCGATGGTACGTAGATAGTTTTGAATCTAAATATAATAGTATGCATAAACAGTATGACTATAGCTTATTTAGGTTTATAGTAGATTACCTTATAACTAACTATAGTTATAAGAATCTAATGGAGTATACAGATACTAGTTATAGCGGTAATTATTTCTTTCCTATACAAATGGATATACAGAATATATCTAGCTACATAAGAGCTAATGAGATACCATTTAACTCTGATCTTATATTAGAAGATGAATTAGATCAACTCTATGTAAGTGGAGTATTTGAAGAGATGTCTAATTACTTACTTAGGTTATTAGGTATGTATAATATAAAATATAACGATGAAGAGTTTATGACTGGTAGTAATGTTAAGACTGGTATAGGTTGTGGTTATTTACCAGTAAAGTGGGTATGGGGTACTGATATTATAAGTGTATCAGTAGCTTGTCTTACTATGGACGATCTACTTAGTATAGATAGTCCAGATGGTACTTTAGAACAATCTATAATGGTATGTTTTGATCAGGAGGTAGTAAATGGTACAGAGTACTGATCTTATAAGATTACCTGTAATAGGTAAACTAAGTATGCTTATAGAAGCATTAGAGCCTACTAGTAATAAAGCTAGTATATATAGTATACTAGAGGATATAGTAGAGCTATCAGCAAGGTTTATACAAGGTGATCTAGAATATAACTATATTAATAGTAAGATAGCAGAGATTGGTAAACATGTCTATATGAATACTAACGGATTAGAGCTAGAGGCTATAAGTATTCTTTTGCGTGAACTTATAGAAGAGTATGGTAGTATGATACTAACCTATCATATACCAGTACAGAATATTTCACTGGTTAATTATGATACTCTTAATATGAATATCGCAAATAGAGAGGCTATAGAAGATGGTACAGTTACACAAGAGATATGATTTTGTAACACTAGCTCCAACTGAACTAGGTGGTAGCTATAGGAGTATGAAAGTATTAGGTATATTAACAGCAGATAGAGCTATGACTTATAGAGATATACATACTCTACATGAGAAAGTTAAGAGATACCTTAAACAAGATTACGCTATAGAAGATCTTACTTATATACTATTTGAAGCTGTTAATAAGAATACTGTATTGATACCATTAGAGTATATAGATATGGATAGCTTACAAGAAGTTGAACAACTTAAGCTAATGATAGAGATACCTAATGCTAATACAGAAGATATTAACATAGTAGCAGCCAAGTTAACAGAGTTAGGCTACTACGGTTGTAAAATAGAATATAAAAAAATATAGATTATATTAGTATGATAAAATCCAATTTAGATTAGATTTTTGATATGGAGAACGTAGTAACCAGGACCTTATGGTTCTGGTTACTATTATTATTATTTTTTAAGATTTAGTAGACGTTAAAGAACAGAATAGAAGGTAATACGTTATGGTAGATAAATTAGTATTTAAGAAACAGACTGAAGAATATTTAAATAGATTAGATCCACAGTCTGAATATATTAAACAAGCAAGCATATTTATTAGTAAATCTAAAGGTATACCAGTAGAAGAAGCTAGAAAGAAAGTAATAGCTGTACTTAAATCATATCCTATTAAAAATCCTATAGTTAAGTTTAACCATAGAGCTGAAAATGGAGATATGTTTATAGATACAGAACCTTTACTTAGTTATATAAAATCTGTACAAGATGAACATAATGTACTAGTACCATCATTTACAGCTTATGTACATCCTAGTATTAAGAAATCTTTACACGCAGAGTTTATTAGTGTTAATATTAAAGCTAGAAAAGAAGATAAAAAGAAGCTATTCTATTATACACAAACTGGTGATAAAGACAAAGCTATGTATTACGATAATATGCAAAAGACTAGAAAGATATTTAATAACTCTCTATCTGGAGCATATGCTAGTAAGAGTACTATACTATATAACCCATCAGCACACTATACGTTAACATCTGTAACTAGATGTGTTAGTTCTATAGGTAATGCTGTAACTGAGTCTATCATATCTGGTAATAAGATATTTAGAGATCCAGATAGCGTATTGAACTATATAAGTAGTGTACTAGCTAATGCTGATATGGAAGCTCTACAGAAAGTAATAGATAAATATAGTATAGTATATCCAGAAGTAGAAGATGTTATGCTTATGGTTAAAGAGAGTACTGAAAACTTTTGGAATATACCAGCTAAATTATACTACATTAGAGAATACTTAAGTAAGTTAAGTAAACTAGAACTAGCAGCAGTACTCTATACAAATGACTTACTTAACTTTAGAAGATTGAATAAAGATATTATGGTTAGACTTATAGCTAGACTTAGTTCTACTAAGACTGGTTATACTACACCAGAGACTGAACTAGAAGATATAGAGAATGTACAAGAAGGTGTACAGTCACATGTACATAATATCTGTCAAGATGCTATTAAAGGTAAAGTTATAGAGTATGATAAGATGGTAGGTAGTGAACTATTAGATCTACTAGCTTCTACTGCTAAATATGTAGCAGAAGGTCTTACAGAGTATAAAGATCTAATACAAGCTCTGCTTATTACTAAAGTAGGTCCTATCAATATAGCTTATATAAAAGAGCTTATGAGAAAGTGTATAGTATTATCAGATACAGATAGTACTTGTGCTACCTATGACGATTGGACTCGTTGGTATAAAGAGAACTGTAATGGAGAAGATAGAGATCCTATAGGTGTAGCATCCACTATGATGACAATAGCTACCCAAACTATGGACCACTATATTAAAACACTATCTGGTAATATGAACTTAGATAAGAGTAAGTTTGAAACACTGAAGATGAAAAATGAGTTCATGTGGAATAGTTTCGTAACTATGAATGCTAGTAAGCACTACTTTGCAGATGTATCTATAAAAGAAGGTAACGTACTTAGAGAACCTAAAGCTGAGATTAAGGGTGTACACCTATTAGCATCTAGTATATCTGCAGAATATAGAAATGCTGGACATGGTATGATGGACGAGATACGTGCTACATTAAGAGAACATAAGCAACTAGATCTATATAGTTACGTAAAAAGAGTAGCTGATATAGAAAGAGAGATTATAGCTAAGATTAAAACAGGTAGTACAGAAGTACTTGGTACTGATAAGATAAAAGATCCTACATCTTATAAAGATGCTCCTGAGAAATCTCCTTATATACATCACTTACTATGGAAAGAGGTATTTTCGGATAAATATGGTTATCCTGGCGAACCTACTTATAATGTAGTTAAAGTACCTACTAACTTAGATACAGAAGCTAGAATGAATACTTACTTAGAGTCTTTAGAAGATCAAGAGTTAGCTAATAGGTTTAGAGTATTTCTTAAGAAGTATGGTAAGAAGAATATAGGTACATTTAGACCACCTATGAGTCTTATAGAAGGTAAAGGTCTACCAGATGAGATCTTTAACTGTGTTAACTATAAACGTATAGTAAAAGATAACTGTGGTATGATGTATGTTGTATTAGAAGCACTAGGATTCTATAAATCTTCAGATGTGTTAATTTCAGAGTTAGGATATTAGAGATATGGATAGTTTAAATACAAATTATAAAATGGTAGGTATGGGTCAAGTAGTTAAAGATAAACTTGAAGATGGTTATAGTATAGAAGTAACTATGGTAGAGTCTATGCCTACCTTAGAAGGTGACTATAACGAAAAAGAGAAGAAATCTCTTAATAATGTAAATATGTCTGGTAAGACCACATCTTTACAAGTAGAGAAAGGTAAATCTGTAACTGCTAAGTGGTTGAATCTATATAACTCTAATAGAATCACAGCACCAGATGTTACTATAGGAGAGATGGTACACCTATTCCAATACGCTGGTAACGATGAATACTATTGGGCTTCTATAAGTACTAATATACGTAAGAGAGAGAAAGTTATATATGGATTCTCTAATAAAGATGATGCTAAACCTAATCAACCTTCTGGAGAAGAACAATACTATATGCTAGTAGATACTAGAAATAAAGAAGTAGTATTTCATACTGCTAATAATGATGGCGAAGCTAGCTGGTATGATCTTATATTTAACACAGCAGATGGCATAGTAACACTAGTAGATCAACAAGGTAACTATACAGAACTTAAATCTGTAGATGGTATACTTAATATAAGAATCAATAACGATATAGTTATAAACCATGATAGAGATCTTACTATAACCACAGGACAGAACTATACACATAAGATAGGTTCTAATAGAACTGTAGAGATAGGAGCTGAAGATAAAGAGACTATAGGTGGTAATCAGACTGGTAATGTATCTGGTAATAAGACTACACAAGTAGGTGGAGCTTATAACCTATCTTCATCTGGTACATCTACTTGTAAGTCTGGTGGTACTATGACTATGAATGCCCCTCTTATCAAATTGAACTAGGATAGAGATATGGAATCTACTATAACATCAACTGGTAGAATAACTAATCAATCTGGTCTATACCACGCTATAAATCCATGGGAAACTCATTACTTTAAACATACTATAGAACATAGTGAAACTAAGTTATTTAAAGAAACTATAGAGTGGAGTCTATCTGGTAATATACCTAATGAACTTAAGATAGATAATAATGGAGTAATAACTGGTAAAGTACTTACGTTTAACTTTCAAGATGCTACTAAGGATAATATATATCCTAAAGAGAAGATAAAACTAGATGGTAGCAATTGGCAATCTATAGGTAGATTTAGAGATGCTACATATGATTTCCAATTTACAGTAACACATAAGTATCGTACTTGGGAGGTAGAATCTTTAGTAGATAAAGATGGTAATGAACTACCTACATTAGCTGTGTTGAAACCTTTATACTTAGAAGCTACATTTGAACAGTATAAGACACAGTTAGAAACTCTATTAGAAGTAGAAGGTACTGTAGCTAAATTTAAAGAGGAGTCTGTAAGTAGTGACGTAGATATATTAGTTATTAGGAATAATAACATAGATACACAATTGTTTCTAGAAGCATACTTACTAAGTAACTTTACTATAGTAGGAGATGAGATAGTAAAACATAGTATCTATAGGAATGGTAAGAAATATACCTATGATACATTAGAAGAACTAAAGAAGGAGTTTGAATAGCTATGCCACCAGTAGTAAGATTAACAGATATAGCATCAGGACATGGTAGCTTTCCACCTACTAATGTAATAGAAGCTAGTAGTGATACTATATGTAATGGGTTAGGAGTTCATAGGTTAGGAGATGCTATACAACCACATGCTTCACCTTCACCTTCTCCAGTACACAGTAGAGCATCTGCGGTAGCATCTACAGATGTAACTTGTAATGGTAGAGGAGTAGTTAGAATAGGAGATGCTGTTAATTGTGGCGGTATATTAGTAACAGGAAGTGGGAATGTATTATGCGACTAGATAAACCTAAAACAGATAATAGAATACTGAATAATGTTAATAAAGAAGTTAGCGCTATTATAACTACTAAACGTTATGAAGTACCTGCTATAGCACAATCTAAAGAAGATAAACTAAACATGTTACTAGATAGTATAGATAGTGTTAGAACTAATGAAGATGGCTCTGTATTTATAGATAGTGCTAAGATGATACATTTAAATCCTAAGATAGATACTAGCTTAGGTAGAGAAGCATTAGCTACTATAGCTAATATAACTAATGAAATAGTAAAATAAAACTATACTACAGATAGATACTTTACTAGTATCTATCTGTAGATTATATCTCGGCTAGAGTTGTATTTGAAACAATTAAAGTCTCAAGTACAAATAGCTGCTTAGTTTTAGCTAACAGACTATAAGTCTATCATAGGATATATAGTCTCTAAAAAAATAACTTTATTTTTTTTTTATCAAAATGAGACATATATAATTAGATATTATTAATATAGAGAGTAGATAGAAGCATATGCTTCTATCTACTCTTATATTTTCGTTAGTATACTACCAATATACTAGCAGAAAGGAAACAAGATGGAAAACTATAATAAGTTCCATACCCTTTTATCGGATATTGGATACTATTTAGGTAGATTACCCGATGCGAAGCTGTATGAATTCAATCGGATAATGGAGATCTACAGAAAAGTGGATCTATATAGTGCAGAACTAGATTACCTAGATAGATATTATAGGTTTATGATTCCTCAATTAGAGAGGTATCTTAACCAAATAAAATCCGAGTTAAATCTAGCTGCTTAATGCACTAAGGTTAGGATAGCAATATCCTAACCTTATCTATTATTTTTTTTTCTTTATAAGCTAATCAATCGCTGATTTATAATATACCTAAGGAAGTTCAATATGAAATATACAGTCCCTCCTATTAACACTAGAGGAGTATTTATATTCCATGCTCCGTATGCTGATGATCCAGATATAAATAAAAAAGAGTATGAAGTAGTAGAGATACGTAAGATTAAATCATTTCACGATGATGGTTTAGATCCTCTTAATAACATCTATATTAAACACGGTTTAACTAAAGATGACTTTATAGAAGATCTAGAAGGTGATGTACCTATTATAACACTAGCTGTAGACGATCAACAGTTTCTATATGTACCTGCAGATAGAATTAAAGAGATGCCTGCTATTATAGGCTATACAGCTACAGAGAGACTTATTACATTAAGTTTAGGTTTAGTACCTGATAACATTAACTTAGATACTCTATATGAAAATATAGCTACTATGGTACATGATACTATAAGTATTAAACCAGATATGACAGAACAGCCTGGTGGTCCTACAGTACTTATATCAGATACTGACTATAATAACTATAAGAAGATGATGGCTAATCAAGCTAGATCTTATAATAAATCTTGGAGAGTATTATACGAAGAACAATCTGTAAGATATAGAACACTAGAGATCAAACTAGAACAAGTAGAGAAGATATTACAAAGGTTTATGAGTGCTAACCAGAAACCTAAGGGATAATGAAGTTATCCCTTACAACCTAAGCAGTGAGTTTACGAACTGCTTACAGCCTAAACAATAAACTAAATAGATAGAGTAGAGTACTATATGTACTCTACTCTATCTTAATTATATTAACCCATCATACCTATCATAGTAGAAGTATATTGGGACATCTTTCTACTATCGTTAAGTACAGATACTTTACCCCATACTTTTAACTGTTCTGCATATAGCTCTCCAGCATCTGAATAGCTATCTACTATCTCTTTAAAAGACGGTATCTCGTGTCCTGCATAGATATGACCTATATCTAATTGTATTCTTAGTTTATTATATACGTATCTCTTAACACCTAGTGTTATAAGTTTAGACACTTGTGTATAATAGCCTGGTTGTATATTCTCTAAGTTAGCATTATTAGCTAAATTAACTTTAAGTATACCATAGGTTATGAATGGCGGATAGGCTTCTACTAGTACTTTATTCTCGCCTACTAGCTCTAATCTAGCAGTTTGCACTATATTAGCAGGTTGCATAGTACCTAATAGTTTCATACCGTCTGCTACTACTGGAGATACACACTGTTGCATCATAGCGTCTCCAGATACACCATTTCCATTATAGTCACCTAGCACTAATGATAACACTGATACTATAGATTTATTATTAGTTATAGTCTTAGGTACATCTATAATAAACGAACCTAACTGTTCGTTATAAGAGTAATCTGATACAGCTACTAAGTTACATTGTCCTACTGATAAGTAAGCTAACTCTCCACCTAGAGCATTCATATCTGTCATGATTATAGGTCTTATACACTCTATAAGCATTCTCTCTTCTATAGATAATGGTGCTGTACCTCTCTTCTGTGGAAAAGCTAGCTCTAGTATCTCTATAGGTATCTCCATTCTTATCATATTGTGTTAAAACCGCTGCTTTCATTTGCTTTCCCCTACTCTTTCTCTTTTAACTCTTTTCTCATGGCATTCATACAATCTTCCAGACTCATGCCAGCCAGTTTTTCTTCCATCTCTTTTTCCATCCTGCTGAACATCCCCTCTAAGGTGGGCTTGATATTCCGCCCCACAATACATTCATCATTGGGATTTTGGTGAATATCAAAGATATGGACTTGCTCCACTTCCATAATGCTTTTATAAATCTCCAGTAAGGAAATCTCCCTTGCCGGCTTTAGCAGACGAAATCCGCTAATTCCCTTACGCCCTTCAATGATTCCTGCCTTACCGAGCCTTGTGGTCAGCTTTCTAATATAACTGGCATTGGTTCCCACGCTG